TGGCTATTGCGCGCTTGCCTTCGGCTCAATGCCCTGCGCCTCTGCGCCTTGGCCCGTGACGAGGCTTGAGACGGATAAACGAAGCCGTCATCCGCGACATCCATTGCTCTCCTCAGCCGCCGTCTGTCTGCCCGCGACAAGCGCGGGGGGGGTTCGGGCTCGCTAGGAGCCTCTTCAAAATCGGGCCAAAAACTTTCCGCTGTCCAGTCAACATCTGGCAGCATGGCGCCCGAAGCCTCCCACTCCGGCGGGCTCTGCGACTTAAGATCGTCCAGGAGTTTGTCTTTTTCTCCCTGGGTCATTATTCGCGGGAGCGGGGAATGGCATAAATAAAATCTGTCGTATGTTGGAATGTGCAACATCGGGTATATGGTTTGTGGATTGGTGTATATGTTAGGTGATGTGTCACCTTGAAAGTCACTCAGATTCATAGTTTGGGTCACATTCATTTTGCTTTCGCGGGTTGGCTTTCACGAATAGATATCCGACGGACCTACCTATGCGTGTCGGCAAGGGTGCTTTCTGGGCTGTGCTGAACGGTTCTCACATGCCGCACGAAACATGTGTGAGTGGCCTCGAATTGAGTGTCCACCGTCTTCTTTTATACTCTGTCGAGTTCGCTTTTTGTGCGAGTCGTCTGTTGGGAGCATTCGAGCGTTTCGCCACCACACCCCGTGACAAGCGAGGTTGTGGTTGATTAAAAGAACCCCCGGGTTAGGGCAGTTCGATATAATCTGAGATGCAGGGGAGGCAGCCGCCCTTCCCCCATAGGTGCCGGTGAGATCACACCTGTGAGGTAGGACTGGGCCCGTAAACTATGCAAATTACCAGGGAGAGTTGGGACCTGGCCCGCACTGTTAAGTCGGTTGCGCGCGTACGTAATGTTTTCCCTTCAGACATTATTGCGTTGCCACGGAACGCCTGAGTGATACGAGGGGGTGGCAGGGCCTCGTCTTGTGTAGTGGGAGTGATATGGTTGGGTGATATCCTATCTATATAATAGTGGTAGCGTTTCATTGGACTATCTATGGACTATTGTTATGTTAGGACTATTTATGGACTGATACTGGATAATAGTGGTCATCGCCTGCGGGTCATTGTCCGCATGAAATTATTGCCAATCCCAATTAGGATAGCAAAGTGATAATAAGTCTTGGCTGGCACGGCTTGTTGAGTGCCACGTCGGCAGATACGACACTAGCCCCGCTGGCCCCGGAAGCGCCATACCACACGAGGACCATGGAGTCAGCCACGTGCACTACATTTGTGAGAG